GGCGGCACGCGCTCGGCGATGGCGATGCGGACGACGGACAGCGACGACGACCTGCTGCTGTCGCCGGGGAAGAACGCGGTAACAGTCAAGACGGAAAAGGCGTGCAGCGTCGAGTTGACGGCAAGGGGCAGATACCTATGAGATACCCAAGAATCTATGACCTGAATCTGAGACGCACGGGCGAACTGCGGACGGCGGAGATCACCGACCTGAAGCTCAAGGACACGCCGCTTTCCTGCGTGACCGTGACCGTGCCGACGAAAGATATCGGCTCGTTCGGCTATCGTCAGTTCGTGGAAATCTTCGACGCGGCAGGCAAACGAATTGACCTGTTCCGCGTGACGGAGATTCCCAAGGGCGTATACAGCAGGGCAGGCACGAAGAAGCTCAAATGCGATCAGGTGCTTTGCACGCTTTCGGACGATATCACGCCGACCTACATGCAGATCGGCGGCAACGGGCAGCCATTGGAAAGCTGTATCCGGCAGGTGCTGGCGTGCCAGCAGACAGCGCGCTGGAAGCTGGGGCGCTGCGACTTTGCGACGCTCTACGAGTACAGCTTTGCGAGCGAAGGACTGCTTTCGGCGCTGCTCAAGCTGATTGAGCCGATCCCAGATGCACTGATGACGACGGACACATCGAGCTACCCGTGGACGCTGAACGTCGTGCGGGCGGACGATACCGACGCGACGGAGCTGCGGTACAGCCGAAACATGGAGGAGATCAGCGAGGAGGTCCTCGACACGGACTTTGCGACGCGCCTTTATCCGCTGGGCTATGGCGAGGGCGTGAACCAGCTGAACATCAAGAGCGTCAACGGCGGCACGGCATACATCGACAGCCCGACGCAGGCGCTCTGGGGCGTGGTCAGCAAGCCGTATGTGGATACGACCATCACCGACGCGGCGACGCTGCTGGCGCAGGGACGCGCGGCGCTTGAGCTGTGCTGCAATCCTCATGTCAGTTACGGAGTGACCTGTAAAGATATATCTATCCTTACAGGAGAACCGCTGGATGCTTTCTATACAGGACGCATGGCGCGGATTATCTATCGCGACTACGGGCTGACGATTCGGGCGCGGGTGAGGGAGATCCACTATCCCAAGCCCATCACGGAGCCGTGGAACGCGAAGCTGACCATCGCCAACCGCAGCGCGGACGTGGCTTCTGTCATCGCTCAGCTTCAAAGGACCTCGCGCATCGAGCAGCTCTACGGGCAGGGCAGCACGACGTTCTACTCCGGCGGCATCGAGCAGAACGCCGACAAGGACACGCCCGCCGAGGGGGATATCTACATTCCGGACGATATGGTGCATATCAACGCCATCATGCTGAAGGTCACGCTGTCCGCTTTTCGTGCGGACAGCAAGGGCGCGAAGGGCGGCGGCGGAACGGTAACGACGACGCGGGCTAGCGGAGGCGGCACACAGACCAGCGAGGCGGGCGGCGGAGCGACGCTGACCGTCGAAAAGCGCACGGTGTCCGAGGTCAAGATGACGGGCATGCCGATGCAGGAACAGGCCGTCAACGCCAACACGGGTTTTGCGAAAAATTTTGACGGCGACAACATGTCAGACACCGGAGCGGCCAGCGGAGAAACGGGATCGGGCGGCGGATGCGATACGGGAATCAGCCGCGACGAAAACGGGCCGAAACTGAAAACGGAAGCGGCTGAAGGCAGCACGGGCGAAGGAGGTGGAGGCAACACCGGAATCAGCCGGAACGAAGACGGCGCGATGACCGAGACGGGGGACGCCGGTCAGCATTCGCACGGTTCAAACAATACCCATCGGCATACCTTTGACGGCGTATCGGTCGGCAAAACGGGTTATACGAGCTATAACGGGGCGGGCAGCACGACCAGCGCAGGCGAACACAGCCACGGAATGAGCCATTGGCACAGCGTTGACGGACATACGCACAGCCTCGGTGGCCATTCGCATGCGATGACGCATTGGCATGCGATTGATCCCCATACGCACAGCCTCGGCAACCATACGCACGATATGACGCATCGGCACGAGTTTCAGCATTATCACCAGATGAATATCAGCCTGCTGGTTCCATCTCAGACGCTCAATCTGCCGGAACATCGGCACAGCGTAAACATTCCGGCGCATACGCATGAGGTGAATGTGCCCGAACACGTACATGGGATTGAATACGGTATGTATTCCGGCCCGACAGCGGAAGAATACATCGTCGAAGTGGACGGAAAGGAACTGCCGACGGATGCTTTTACAGGCGGCGTAGGCGACATTGCGCCGTATCTCTCGGCAGACGGCGACGGAAAAATCAGACGCGGAACATTTCATACATTTGCGGTTCGGCCTAAGGGGAAAAGCGGCAATGAGCAGGGGCTGGCGCATATTCGCGCAAGCTGGAGCGCGCAGGTTTTCATTTCCTGTCAGACCGGCAGACAGTATTAGGAGGAAAACATGGACGGATGGAAAATTCGCCGCGCGGTCGATCTGCAGGAGGATTCGCCGCCGGTGGAACGGCTGAGGGCGCTGGCGACGCTTTCGAGCCGTCAGGCGCACGATTTTGTGATCGTGGTTCTGGACGGCGACAAGCCCGCCAATCTGACCGGGATGCAGCCGTGGCTGAGCATGATCCTGCCGGGACGCGCAAGCCTGCAAAAGCAGGTGGGCAAGGTGCAGGCCAACGTGGTATCTGTGACGCTGCCGAAGATCGGTTACGCAGAGCGGGGCGACGTGTCGATTATCCTGTCGCTGATGGATAAGGACGGGCAAACGCAAATCCCGCTTTATGGCTGCGTGATGCGGGTGATGGAGGACAGCACGGACACGATTATCGACGAGGGAAATGTGATTCCGTCGCTTGCCGAGCTTTTGGCGCAGTTTGACGCTTGCAAGGCGGCGGCAGGCGCGGCGAACACGGCTGCCGGAAAGGCCATTTCCGCTGCGAGCGCGGCGGACGTGGCGGCCAAAGCAGCCAATACGCAGGCGAGGACGGCACAGAATGCTGCGACGTTGGCCGGAAGGGCAGCGACAAATGCGCAAAATGCCGCTGACCGAATCGACGGTATGACAGCGACCGCTGCGAGTTTGAGCGCAGACGAAACGCCGACGGCGAATCTGGTCAAAGCGGAGGATCACTACGAGCTGGAACTGGGCATTCCGCAGGGGAGGAAGGGCGATACCGGGGCAACGCCCAAGATCAAGCTGAGCGTCGTGACGGGCGAACCGGGAACGGATGCGAGGGTGGAGCAGAGCGGCACAGCGGAAAACCCGATGGTGGAATTTACGATTCCGCGCGGCGATACGGGCAGTCTCGGTGGGCTGACGATTAACGGGAAAGCACCAGACGGTGCGGGCAAAGTGACGCTGACAGCAGCGGATTTGGGCGCACTGGATAAGAATGTACATATGTACAACCTGCTGGACAACAGCGACTTTGCCCACCCGATTGCGCAGGCGGGCGTGAACGGGGCGCACGGCGCGACCGGGTATGCTGTGGATCGCTGGATGCGGACGAGCGGCGCGACGGTTTCACAGGCGGCGGACGGGCTGAAAATCGTGTCGGACAAAACGAGCTGGACAGCGGGCATTCAGCAGCGGATCGAGGCGAAACGGTTTGCCGACGTGATGACGTTTGCGGTACGCGGCGTTTTCCCGGTGGCGTGCCGACTGTTTGTCTACATCGGCAGCGGCACGACGAATTTTGGCACGGCGTATTTTCAGGGCGACGCGGCGGAGCGTACGCTGGTGCTGAAGCTGACAAAGCCGGATGGACTGACCGGGGACGAAGTGGTGAACGTGTACATTTCGCCGGACACAGGCAGCACCGGCACGGCGGCGGTCGTCCGTTGGGCGGCGCTCTACGAGGGCGAATACACGGCGGAGACCCTGCCGCCGTATGTGCCGAAGGGATACGCGGCAGAACTGGCCGAATGCCTGAGATACTATCGCAAGATCAAGGCCGACAACGAAACGTTCGCCGGGTACGCCGCGCGCGGCGTGGCCTACGCTTTTATCCCCTTGCAGACGATGCGCATTAAGCCGTCACTTGTACCATCAGGGAAATTTTATTACACTCTTGGCGATACGCAAAGAACGACAACCGCAACTGCAACAGCGCACAGCGCAAACGTCAACAGAGCAATTATTAAATGTGCAATCACTGAAACAGGTATTTTGACGGGTACGATATCGCCGCAAGGAGATATTGACATTTCTGCCGACCTGTAAAGGAGGGGTGACATGGACACAGAGAGCTGCAAAGTGCTGGTGCAGACCGACGAAGCGGGGCGCGTGACGGCGATCAACAGCGACGCGTTTGTGAGCGGCGACGGCTGGACACAGATTGACGAGGGCGAGGGCGACCGATACCGGCACGCGCAGAACAACTATCTGCTCAAGCCGCTCACGGACGAGCGCGGCGTGTACCGCTACAAGCTCGTGGACGGGCTGGTTGCGCAGCGGACACAGGCCGAGATGGACGCGGACTTTGACGCATTGCCCGCGCCGCCGCTGACGACTGAGGAGCGCGTGAACAACGTGGAGCAGCGCACGGACGCGCTGGAATCCGCAAACGACGATCTGATTTTGATGATGGCTGATTTGATTGGAGGTTAAAAAGATGAAAACTTTGAACGCTTTGAAGCTGCGCATTATGACCCGTGCCTTTAGAATCCGCATTGCCAACGGCGAGGATTTTGCCGATATCGCGGCGGATTATCCCGCACTGACGACCGACGACCTGGAAGCCATCCGCGAAGCGCTGAACATGGGCTGAGGTGGCGACTGTGTTTGATGCGAGGAAAGGCCAAATTACCATTACGCGAGGCGATACGGGCTTGTTGGCGATTGTGCCAACAGGCTATGTACCGACGAGCCGAGACCGGATGTTTTTCATGGTGGCGGAAATGCCGGACGGCAGGATCGTCATCAACAAAACGGTCACGCCGGATGACGACGGCGTTTGTAAGCTCATGTTTTCCGGAACGGATACGGAGAACCTCTCCAAAAGGCACAGAGAATATACCTATGCGATTCGGTTTGCGCTGGACGTGACGGAAAGCAACGGAAAGATTACGGGTTATCGGGAAATGATCACGCCTGAACCGCCCGGATGTTTTGTCGTGCTTGAAGCAAACGGATGCCCTGCATGCACCTGTGAGACTAAAAATG